AATCATTATATATAATCATTACTGCATTCTTGATTGAAGATGAGATAGAAACAGTGGGTCTATTAACAATGGGTAAATCATCTAACAAGAAAATAATTTCCAATGTTTGTTGATCATAAGTTTCCTCTAACAACGCAATAGGTGTAACATTGTTACCCATTTTGATTTGTGCATCAGATTGCCTACAAATGTATTCTTTAACGAAATAAGGAATATTCTCAAAAGGTGTTCTAAATTTCACCATATACTTTAATGCAAAATAAGGTGAAGTTTTAAAGAGTGCATTTAAGAAATTAACCTCATCATTAACAACACGTTCACCCTTTTGGATAATGTAATTATAACAACAACTCCAAAACATAGGGTGTGTAGATTCTTGTGTAAGATCAAAAGGAAGTTCATGAATATTAACGAACTCATCAGGTAGTACACTATCAAAAAGCGTACTGTTTAAATGTGAGAATACACATTGTGTCTTTTCATCAAGATCGGAAAAATTACCATGTTTAGCATTAACCCTAATTATGTCCTCAACTAATTTAAATAGTGAGACATCGTCAGCGTCAATGAATAACTCCTCGTTTGCTTGATGTTTAACACCCCATAATGATTCACGCTTAATTGCATTAAGTGTTTTGAATGGTGTAAGAGGTCCAAATGTTGATCTAATATGTGCCAACTTTTCATCTGTTGTAAGTTGAGCCTTTTCAAGTGAAGTTACCTTTTGCAAAGCAATATACTTGCGGTAATTTTCTTCGTATTGGTCAACGATGGATGTGAATACTTGATCAAAAGTTAACGTTTGTGCACCTTGCGCATCGGAAAACTTTGATCCATCAAACACTTGTGGGTAAAACACATACTTCTCAGTTGTAATCTCACTATCTGACGTTGGTCTCCCACCGTCCCATTCTAACCTAAAAGCATTAGGCATAACACGTCTTGCAAATGCTTCCTTAGTGCGTATTTGTTCACCGGGCACTGATACCTGATTGGTGGTTGATGCAACCAATGATGGTCTTGCATAGTAACCACCTTTTTTATCTACACCCGCCATGGTCAGTAGATATTCTCCAGCATCCACTAGGTTGATGTATTCTAATTCAGGTTTAAATTCCGACCCAGCTACAGTTTTCGCCGCAAATAAATCGTTGTAAGTTATAACTTCATTATGTCTTGTAATACCTTCCCAGTGTTGGGTATTCGGTCTATTGAATATGTACTCAGATGGGTTATCTGAATAATGACGAAGAGCAGTAGGTCTATCACGGAAAATATACCTGACAAATCTATCAGTCATTAACCTCATACAAGTAGACTTACCAACACCAGGTCCAGAATATAAGTGTATGACAGCTGGTTCAGCCCTAGAGGCAGCACCTGGTTTATATCTATTATTAAACTCAACAAATAATTTACGGAGTTGTTCAGTAGCTAAACCTGCAGCTTGAGACATAGCTGGATTCTCTTTATACAGAGTAACACGTAATTTCTCACCAGCTTGTATTATCGTTCTCAAGTCGCGAAGTAACATACCATCAACGACAACTGCATCACCTAATTCCAAAATTTTATTCTTTGCTATAACGAACTGGTCGTAATCCACATTACCAGTGATACCAGATTCATATGGATTAATACCATTCTTTATTAGCTCAAATATCTTTAGAAAACCGTTTAATGCAGAGATAGCTACATCGCCAGCTTTAAAAGGAATGGCCAATGCTTCAGTTATTGACTTGATCATAGATTCTTTCTTTGAAAATGCGAAGGTAAAGCAAGATAACAGAAGTGTGATAATAGGCGCATACCCTTCAAAAGCCTGATTCTTAATAGTACTATCGTTAACATAATCAATAAATTTAATTACGATTGTTGTTAAACCGAACGTTGACGTTGCTGTCAACACAACCTTAAGCACTGTGTCTATATCAAAACTAAATTCAAGATCGTAATACAGCTTAACAAGTATCACACAAATAATGGGTACAACATATGGGGCAACTTTCTTTAAGTTCTCATAACTAATACCCAACAAATCTTTAATAAATGATATAGGATCTTCAAGTAGTTTAGATGCATTGTCAGACAATAAACCACCTAACTCAAACGTCTTGACAATTGCGTCACGGTTATCATTTATTAATGTATCAATGTTAGTAGTAACGTTGTCAACACGGTCAACAATATTTGGTATTTTTGATAATGAGCGTGGAACACTCATTATATCATCAAACCAATTTGCTT